ATGGGCAATAAGGATTAGGCAATGATCGAAGACGAAGACATCATCGAGGGCGAAGTCGTTGAGTTCGACGGCGAGGACGTGACCGACGTTGAGGACACCGAGGACGGTGGCGCGATCGTCACGCTCGACGAGAACGGACCAGCCGCAGGCGAGAGCAGCTTCTACGACAACCTCGCCGAGACTATGCCCGAACCGGACCTAAAGTCACTGGCGTCGAAGTTCCTCGAACTGATCAGCCGCGACAAGGAGGCGCGCAAGAAGCGCGACGAGCAGTACGAAGAGGGCATCCGCCGCACCGGTCTCGGTGACGACGCGCCCGGCGGCGCGCAGTTCAACGGCGCATCGAAGGTCGTCCACCCGATGATGACCGAGGCGTGCATCGACTTCGCATCACGCGCCATCAAGGAGCTTCTACCCCCGCAAGGTCCGGCCAAGGATCTGATCGAGGGCGAAGTCACGATGAAGAAGATCCAGAAGGCGAAGCGCAAGACGTCGCTCATGAACTGGCAGCTCACCGTGCAGAGCCAAGAGTTCCGCTCCGAGCTTGAGCAGCTACTGACGCAGGTGCCACTCGGCGGCGCGCAGTACCTCAAGATGTCGTGGGACGAGGCGCGCAACCGCCCCGGCTTCCTTGCCGTCATGATCGACGACATGTACCTGCCATTCGCGGCGACCAACTTCTACACCGCGCAGCGCAAGACGCACGTCCAGTACCTGACGCAGCTCGACTACGAGCAGCGCGTCGAGAGCGGCATGTACCGCGACGTCGACCTGACGCCCGCCGGTCTTGAGCCTGAGCGCTCGGCAGCCGACGTGGCCAACGACAAGATCGAGGGTCGCAACGACACCAGCTACAACGAAGATGGCCTGCGCACCGTGTTCGAGTGCCACGTCATCGCCGACGTCGAGGGTGACGGCAACGCGCCGTACATCATCACGATCGACAAGCCATCGAGCAAAGTGCTCGCGATTTACCGCAACTGGGACGAAGAGGACGACAGCCGCGAGCCACTCGACTGGTTCGTCGAGTTCCCGTTCATCCCGTGGCGCGGCGCGTACCCAATCGGCTTGCCGCACATGATTGGTGGCCTGAGCGCCGCCGCAACTGGCGCTCTGCGCGCACTGATGGACAGCGCGCACATCCAGAACGTGCCGACGATGCTCAAGTTGAAGGGCGGCACACGTGGCGGCCAGTCGCTGAACATCCAGCCGACACAGGTCGAAGAAATCGAGGGTGGCCTCAACGTGGACGACGTCCGCAAGCTGGCCATGCCGATACCGTTCAACCCACCATCGCCGACCCTGTTCCAACTGCTCGGCTTTGTGGTCGACGCAGGCAAGGGCGTGGTCCGCACATCGATGGACAATCTGGCCGACCAGAACCCGAACGCGCCAGTCGGCACGACGCTCGCGCTGATCCAAGAGGGCATGACCGTGTTCTCGTCGATCCACGCGCGTCTGCACGGCGCTATGGCCCGCACGCTGCGCATCCTGCACCGCCTCAACGCGATGTATTTGGACGACGCCGACGTGAAGCACGAGGTCGGCGAAGTGCTGGCCACGCGCGCAGACTTCGAAGGCCCGATGGACGTCGTGCCGGTGTCCGACCCCGCGATCTTCAGCGAGAGCCAACGCTTTGCGCAGGTTCAGGCGGTGTCGCAGCGCGCCGCCGCACTGCCGCAACTGTACAACCTGCGCAAGGTCGAGGAGCGTCTGCTTGAGACGCTGCGCGTACCGAACCCGAAGGAGCTGCTCGTCCCGCCGATGGAGCCGAAGCAGCAGAACGCGGTTAACGAGAACGTCGCGGCCACTATGGGCCGACCGATCGTCGCCTTCCCTGAGCAGGACCACATCGCCCACCTCAAGACGCACTTGGCGTACATGACGAACCCCGCGCTCGGCGCAAGCCAGCTCATCGCGCCAGCCTATCTGCCGGTGATACTCGGCCACATCAAGGAGCACCTTGCGTTGTGGTACGCGTCAACGGTGCTTGAGCTGGCCGAGGACACGTCGGGCATCGACATCAGCGAGGACATGAAGAACCTCAAGGATGACGAGGCACGCCGCGCGTTCGATCGCATGCTGGCCGAGGCATCGCAGACGGTGGTCACCGACGCGACCGAGGTGTTCGCATCGCTGCCGCCTGTCATCGCGCAGGCCATGCAGATGATGCAGCAACTCGCACCGCAGCCGCCGCAAGATCCGCGCACCGCCATCGAGGGCCAGAAGCTACAGGCACAGCAGCAGCGCGATCAGGCGCAGATGCAGCTCGACGGCCAGAAGATGCAGATGCAAATGCAGAAAGACCAGACGGCCATGCAGATCGAGGGCCAGAAGATGCAGGCCGAGGCAATGCAGAGCCAAGCCGAGATGCAGCTTCAGGCGCAGAAGCTCCAGATCGAGCAGCAGCTTGAGCAGATGAAGCAGGACCGCGAGGACGCCCGCAAGTCGGCTGAACTCAACGCCCGCATGACCATGAACCAGCAAGACAACCAAACGGCTATGCAGCTTGCGCAGGCCGAGATCATGTCTGGCGAACGCATCGCAGTGTCAACCGGCACTGGGATAAACCCGAACCCATAAGGAAAACCATATGGCCGACAATGCAAAGAGCGCGACACCGAAGGGCAAAACCCCGAAGGCGAGCGACAAGACCATGCCTATGCACAAGAAAATGGCACAAGGCATCATGCCTCATCCAGTTAAGTCACCCAAGACACCGGCATGAGAATAGAAACCCTCCTCCAACGCCTTGAGACAGAACAGGCAGCAATGGCTGTTGAGGCGCTGGAGAGGCCGTCTGGCAAGACCGAGTTTGATTATGGACGCGCCGTTGGCCTGTACGCTGGATTGCAGCGGGCCAAGGAAATCCTGATCAACACGGTGGCGGAAGACGACAAACGTGAATTTTAGGAGCACACATGCAGATAAATGGAAACAGCGTCGAGTTTAGTTACGACGGTCTCGACGAGGCATTCCCACCCTGTGACGCAGGCGTGAAGCCATTCGGCTCGCGCGTCCTGTGCCAGATACGGACGCCAAAGACAAAGACGAAGGGTGGCATCATCCTGACAGGCGACGTCCGCGAGACGGAGCACTACAACACGCAGGTCGCCAAGGTCATCGACATCGGCAGCCTCGCGTTCAAGAACCGCAACACAATGGAACACTGGCCCGAAGGGTCGTGGTGCGAAGTCGGAGACTTCGTCCGCGTGCCCCGCTACGGCGGCGACCGTTGGTCGGTAAAGACCGATGATGGAGAAGAGGCCATCGTCGTAATCTTCAACGATCTTGATTTGGTGGGCAAGGTCACTGGTGACCCGCTTGCCGTCAAGGCATTCCTCTAGGAGCATGTAAATGGCTGACAACCAACTGACAGAAAATGACGAAGACGATATCGTAATCATCGAAGGCGAGGAACCTGTACAGGAACCTGTACAGGAAGAAGCTGACACCGATGACAGCGATGACGATGATGACGATGATGATGAGCGGCTTGGCGACAGCGAAGACGACAGCGACGAAGAAATCGCCCGCAAGAGCCGTAGCAACGTCAAGCGCCAGAAGCAGCGTGAGCGGCGGCTACGCGCCAAGGAGCACGCCGATCGCGAGCTTGCCGAGTTGCGTGAGCAGAACGATGCGCTGTTGCGCCGCGTCTCTGCCATCGAGGGCAACACGCTTGCCAGCAATGTAAGCGCCATCGACCAACGCATCGCGCAGGCTCAGGCCGACGTGAAGCAGGCCGAGGCCATCATCGCCCGCGCAGTCGAGGCCGGTAACGGTGACGACGTGGCAACGGCGATGCGTCTGCGCGACGAGGCGCAGTACGAGGCGCAGCAACTGTGGCAGCAGAAGCAGCAAGTGGAGCAGGTCCGCCAGCAACACGCCAACCCCGGCCCTGACCCGCGCGTGGTAAATTACGCAAAGGAATGGATGAACGCGAACCCATGGTACGACCCTAGTGGCCGTGACGAGGACAGCGCCATCACGAAGGTCATTGACAACCAGCTCGCCGCCGAGGGGTACAACCCCAAGGACGCCGACTACTGGCACGAGCTGACCCGCCGCGTGGCCGCGCGCATTGGCGACGACGAGGCGGAAACCCGCCAAAGTCCTAGCAAACGTAAGGCACCCCCGACCGGAACGACGCGTGAGCACGCGCCCGTTTCGACTAAGAAAGAAATATACGTGACACCCGAACGGAAGCAAGCTATGATAGACGCAGGTATTTGGGATGACGTTCCGCGTCGTAACCAAATGCTCAAGGCTTATCAGGCTTACGACAAAAGTTCGGCTCGCTGAAAACTGGAGTGAGACAACATGACAAATAGTACTGATGAGCGTTTGAAGAAGGAACTCGGTGTTGGACGGCAGTCCCGCGAAATGGAAGACCGACAGGTCACCGAAAATCGCGAAGTGACTGATGACGACCGGCTCGAGATGTTCCGGGCGCAGTTATTTAATGACGCACTACCTGATTTACCGAATATACCGGGATATCACATGTGCTGGCTCACGACGACGAACCCTCGTGACCCAATCCACCGTCGCATTCAGCTCGGATACGAGCCGATAAAAGCGTCGGAGGTGCCGGGCATGGAGTTCGCCTCAATCAAGACAGGCGAATGGTCTGGAATGATTGGTGTCAACGAGATGATCGCGTTTAAGCTGCCCGAAGCCTTGTATCAAAGGTTTATGCAGGAAGCTCACCACGATGCTCCGTTACGTGAGGAGAACAAGCTGGCCGAAACCGCAGAGATCATGCGGCAACAGGCAGAAGGTTCAGGCAGCACGTTGTTCGAAGGTGACGGTTTGATGGAAATGCGTGAGCATAACCCGCGCATTGGTCTTTTCGACTGATGACGGTTTCATCCATTTAACAAGAGGATTAAGGCTATGTCTTCGGTATCACAACCGTTCGGCCTACGTCCTGTCTATTCGCCAAGCGGCACGGTTCGTCCTACCGCCTTTACGATCCAGACAGGCTACGCCGTTAACATACTACAGAACCAACCCGTCCGCATCGCGCCAGCAACATCTGGTGGCGAAACGGAAGGCACACTCGTGGCTGCCGCTGTCGGTGCCGCTTTCATCGGCACCTTCCAAGGCGTTGAGTTCACGGACAGTGACGGTCGCCGTCGCGTGTCCAACAAGTGGACTGCATCGCTCGCAGCGACTGACATCGTTGCTTACGCTACGCTCGACCCAACCATCGTCTATGAAATCCAGAGCGACGCCGCTCTGAACGTAGCCGACATTGGTAAGCAGTATGACACCACCACCATCGGTACTGGCTCGACTGTAGTCGGCATCAGCCAGATGATGTTGGGCGTTTCAACTGCTGCTGCGAACGCTCAAATGCGCCTCATCGGGATCACTCCCGGTCCCGACAACAACTGGGGTGACACGTATGTCATCGCTCAGGTCCAAATCAGCGAACATCAAAACGTCGCCGATAAGGCCGCGTACTAAGGAGGGCTTGAACAATGGCTACCCCAATGAGAAGTACAGACTTCCGCTCGATCGTTGAACCGATCCTAAACGAAGAGTTCAACGGAATTTACGATCAACGCGCTGATGAGTGGGCGCAGGTCTTCAAAGAGTTTAAGGGCATTCCCCGTAACTACCACGAAGAGCCTGTCCTGTTCGGCTTTGGTGCCGCGCCAGAATTGCCAGACGGCATGCCTGTCACGTATCAATCCGGCGGCGTGCTGTTCATCCAGCGCTACGTGTACCGCGTCTACGGCCTTGCCTTTGCATTGACAAAGGTTCTGGTGGAAGATGGCGATCACATCCGTATCGGTCAGACCTATGCTCGTCACCTTGCACAGTCGCTGATCGAAACCAAGGAAACCCTTGGTGCCAACATCCTGAACCGTGCCTTCAACAGCGCGTATGCAGGCGGCGACGGCGTATCGTTGGTCAACACGTCTCACCCGATCGCAACTGGTACGTTCTCGAACCAGCTTACGACCGCAGCCAACTTGTCGCAGACCTCGCTTGAGCAGATCCTCATCCAGATCCGCAACGCAGTAGACAACAACGGCAAGCGCATCCGCTTGACACCTAAGAAGATCGTTTCCGGTCCTTCGAACGTGTTCCAAGCTGAAGTATTGCTGAAGTCCGCACTGCGTGCAGGCACCGCGAACAACGACGTTAACCCTGTGAATTCTATGGGTTTATTGGCGGAAGGACAAGCCAACCTGTCGCGTATCAC